GATGATATGATTGGTATACCTATTGTATTTGGAACAGGGGGAGACATGGAAGGAGGAACTAGAGAATTCTCTGAGATGTTTTATAATCCTGACAAGTATAATTTATTACCTTTTGATAATATATGGGACGATTCTTTGCATGGTACACAATGCGGATGGTTTGTACCTGCTTCATATATGAGATTTGGAGAATACAAAGACAATAAAGGAATTATACACGACTTAGTAGATAAGGACGGCAACTCTAATGTAGAGTGCGCAACTAAGTCTATAATGGAATTTAGAAAAACTAAAGAGAAAGGCGCAGACCCTCAAGCAATGAGAGATGCTGTTACTCAGTATCCATTGACAACTAAAGAAAGTTTTTTACGTTCTAATTCAAATATGTTTCCTGTTGCCGACTTGTCTGAACACTTGTCGATTGTAGAAACAAGACCTGATTTATATTTAGACACGGATTATAAAGTAGATTTAATAATTAATAAACAAGGTGAAGTGGAGTATAATTTAAGCGAAACTCACAGACCAATATATGATTTCCCGCCAAACACAAACGATACCACAGGTTGTATCGTCATTCATGAAATGCCTTATAAAAACGAAGAAGGAGAAATACCCTATGGATTATACATCGCCGGGATTGACCCCTATGACCAAGACACTTCCGGAACTAGTTCGCTCGGTTCCATTTTCATTATGAATAAACTTTCAGAGCGTATAGTTGCTGAGTATACAGGTAGACCACAAACTGCTCATCAGTTTTATGAAAAATGCAGAAGAATGTTAATATTCTATAATGCTAGAGCCAACTATGAAAATAACCTTACAGGATTATTTGATTACTTTATGATAAAAGATAGTTTACATATATTAGCAGAAGAGCCTTTATGTATACGAGATGTAATACAGGACCATAATAAAAGAAATAAAAAAGGAACTAGAGCGACAGAAAGTATAAATAAGTATTGTAGAGAACTTTTAAAACAATGGTTAATAACTCCCTTAGATGAAAGTAATGAAGAAATGAACTTACATAAAATAAAATCTCCTGCGCTTTTAAAGGAACTTATTTACTGGGGTCCAGACGGTAACTTTGATAGGGTTTCCTCTCTAGGTATGCTTATGCTGCTTAAGCAAGACTATATTAAAATGGAAGTAGATATAGAAAATAAAGTTAAAACGATAGCTGATGACCCTTTTTGGAGAAGATATAAAAAACAAGATTGGAACAATCTACATTTAAAATCGTAAATAAAATATTAATTTTGTAACAAAACAAAACGAATGTCTATAATTACTCATAACCCAACTCATAAAGATAGCGCTCAATTCCCCGCACAAAAAAAATCAGACGCGTCTAAAACAAAAAAATGGATACAAGGCTGCATAGAATCGGCAGAGCAGATAGCTTTATTCAGAGATGAAAAAATTAGAGAATCTCATCAAAATAAATTAACTAATTACAATTTAGCTAATGATATATTAGACCAAGCTGATATCGAAAGAACTTGTAATCCTTTTAAACTTAAGGTTGATGAGTTTCCTGCCAAAATGCAAAATTATCCTATCGCTAATCCAAAGATGGATTTATTAATAGGTGAAGAATTAAAAAGACGATTTGATTGGAAAGTTAGAACAATAAATGATTCAGGAGTATCTGATAAGGAAGAACAATTAAATGAGGAATTAAAAGCCCTCATATCAGATATAGTTACAGGAGTAGACGATGAAGCAGAAGTAGAAAAAAGATTAAAGAAATTTGAACAATATAAAAAGTATGAGTTTCAAGATGTAAGAGAAATGTCTAGCACTAGAATACTTAAGTACTTATGGCAAAAAGAAAATTTTCAAGATAAATTCTCTAAGGGTTTTAAAGATGTGCTAATAGCCGGAGAAGAAATTTATGCGGGAGATATTGTAGCAGGAGAACCTGTTTTGGAAAGATGGAATCCATTAAATGTATTTACTATAGGTAGCGGAGAAAGTCCCTATATAGAAGATTCAGATATTATTGTACACACTAGTTATATATCTGTAGGTATGGCTATAGATACTTATTATGAATTTCTTAAACCAAAAGAAATAGACGCATTAGAGAATGGAACCGGTAGTGTAACTAAATCAGGAGACTCTAGCTCTATTATAAATTACAGTACAGATTGGCCAACTCTCACTACAGAAACTACGCGAAGTTCTGATTTATCTTTTGAAAGCGTAGACCTTAAAACTATAAGAGCTCTTACGGGAGCATTTGACGAATATGGAAATGTTCGAAAAACTCAAGTAAGATGGTTGTCTAGACGTAAAATGATTGAAGTATCTTACGTTGATGAAAATGGAGAATTACAAAAAGATATATACGATGAGCATTATAAAACTCAAGAAAGATTAGGAGAAAAATCTAAAGTTATATGGGTTAATGAATGGTGGGAAGGTACTAGATTAGGTAAAGATATTTTTATAAAAATGGGACCTAGAGAAATTCAGTTTAACGACCTTTCGAACGTATCTAAATGTAGACCCGGAGTAGTAGGAACAGCTTATAACATTAACGATAGTAAGTCTAGAAGTTTAATGGATGTTATGAAACCATATCAGTATTTATATAATGTACTTATGTATAGGACTGAACTCGCGTTTGCTAAAAATTATGGTAAGATAGCAAATTTAGATATGGCTTCTATTCCTGATGGATGGGATATGGACCGATGGTTTCACTATGCTGTTAATATGGGCTTTGCACCAACCGATAGTTTTAAAGAAGGTAAACGAGGAGCCGCTACTGGCAAGCTAGCAGGTAATATGCAAAGCGGCGCTTCAGTAATGGATATGTCTTTAGGTAATTATATTAATCAACATGTATCTATGTTACAATATATAGAACAACAGATAGGAGAAATAGCCGGAGTATCTAAACAAAGACAAGGACAAATTTCATCTAGTGAACTAGTAGGAACTACTGAACGAGCTGTTACACAATCTTCTCACATTACAGAGAAATGGTTTTATGTACATGATAATGTTAAAAAGAGAGTTTTATCGATGATGCTGGAAACAGCTAAAGCTGCCTGGAAAGGACAAAAGAAAAAACTTCAATACATAACTGATGAACTAACTACTTTTATGTTTGAGGTAGATGGGGACCTTATTAATGAATCTGAATACTGTGTATTTATTACTGACTCATCTAAAGATACTCAGCTGTTTGAAACTCTTAAAGGTTTGGCACAAGCAGGTATACAAAACGATAAGATGAATTTTTCTCAACTTATGGATATTTATCATGCAGACTCTATAGCAGAAGTAAGAAGACGTATAGAATCAGCAGAAGAAGATAAAATACAAAGAGACCAAAAAGCTGCAGAAGACCAAAACAAACTTGCGCAACAACAACAAGAAGCTCAAGCGCAACAAGCTCAAGCTACAATAGAAATGACAGACGCCCATAACTTAAGAGATAATGAAACAAAAATACAAGTTGCTCAAATCAATGCGGCCTCTAAACAAACAGATATTGGAGAAGCTGACGCTAATGATAATGGTATTCGAGATGAAATAGACTTACAAAAATTATCTATGCAACAAACTAAAATGGATAATGATTTTAAAATAGCTAATAGTAAATTAGAAGAAGACAAAAGGAAAAATAGAAAAAAAGAAGAATTAGAACAAAAGAAAATAACAGCGAGTAAACAAAACAAAATTAAAGCAAATAAATAAAAAAGTTATAAAAAACTCATTTTTTTTGTTACATCATGTAACAAACTTCATGAGATAACGATTAAATAATTAATATTGTAAAATTAAAATAGAGAAAAATTATGGCTGAGCAGAGCGAAGAATTATTTCAGGAGTTTAATTTAGATGATGATTCATCTTTACTAAACAGTTTAACCGATGGAGTTGCGGCTCCTGTTGAAAACCAAAAGACTGAAACAACGACAAATAAATCTGATAATTCCTTGGAAGAGGCATTAATGGATTTTACATTAGAAGATAGTAGAGAAGAAATTCCTATTAAACAAACGACAAACGAAATAAACGAAACTACTCAAGAAAGCGAATCCATTGCGACAGAGTCAACTGATACAACACCAACTAATGAAGATACCCCTGCGAGTGAAGTGGATACTTCTCTGTATGCTCCGCTCGCTTCTGCCCTTCACGAGCAGGGACTTCTTCCGAATCTAGACGTCGAAGCTTTCGGCGCTGAGGAAAATCAACAAGAAGCTTTATTTAAAGCTGTTGAGAAGGAGATTGATACCGGCATAGATAGTTTTGTAGAAAGTTTACCACCTTTATTTAAGCAACAATTGTTAGCTTATCAACAAGGAGTAGATTTAAGCACTTATCAAAAATTACAAAAAAAAGAATTAGAGTACGATGCTATAACTGAGACTTCTTTAAGTAATGATGAAAAACTTCAAAAGAAAGTAATAAAGGACGATTTGCTTAATAAAGGTTTTTCTGAAGATAAAGCTAATAAGTTAATTGAAAATTTTGAAAGTCTTAATGAATTAGAATCTGAATCTATAGACGCGTTAGCTATCGGTAAAACTAGAGCTAAAAAAGCTTCAGAAAAAGCGATAGAAGATGCTAAAATAAGACAAGATGATATTAATAAACAACAAGGAGAAGCGGTTAAAAATATTTCTTCTTCTTTAGAATCTATAAAAGAAATTATTCCAGGAAAAACTTTGAATAAAATTTCTAGAGATAAAGTTTTTAAATCTATGACTACAATAGTAGGAAACGATAAACAAGGAAACGCTATGAATTCAGTAATGGCTACTAGAGAAAAAGACCCGATTAAATTTGAAACTACTTTACACTATTTACATAGCTTAGGTATTTTTAATGGAGATTGGAGTAGCGTAATTAAAACAGCAAAAACAAAAGCCGTTACTGACCTTGAACAAACTTTAAGAACTGCAAGAGTATCTTCAGGTTTATCTCCTAAATTGACAGGAAGTAACGAAGGTTCAGTATTAGACTCTTTATAAATATTAAAAAAATAAAAATTAAAACAAACCCAATTAAATAAATAAAAATGAAAATTTCACCACTACAGGAATATAAACCAACTGATTGGTCAGGTCTTACGACTAAGAACCACTTAGGAGCTTTATATGGAATCGAGCCTCAAAAGGCATCAAAACTTGTATCTAGAATTCATCAAATTAATTTTGGTATGGATTTAGATACTTATCTAAACCAATTTGGAACTAAAGAATTAGAGTCAGATGATGACTTTACTTGGATGTTGCAAGGAACAGGCGACAAGAATATTCCTATTCAAGGATTCTCTGCTGCTAATATGGCTAAGCCAGGTATTAACTTTTCTCAATTTACAGTGTCTTTTAGCGAGAAGCAATTCTTTGCTACTGAAGTAATCGTAGGTGAGAAGAATGAAAAATACTCTTTACGTATTGTTGATGATGGCGTTCTTAACGGAAACTATTGGGATTACCCAGTTCAGTTAATGACCGGTGACCCACAATTGTTTTTCCCACCTGCTGAATTAGCAATCGGAAAACGATTCTCTAAAGAATGGTCTGTTGTTGAACAAACTCTTTCTACAAGAGGTGGTGGAGTTAATTATACTTCTCCTTTCTCAATGAGAAATAGTTTCTCAATGTTAAGGATTGAAGATACTCGTCCAGGTAACATGATTTCTCGTCCAATTGGTCATACTATTATTGGCGAAAACAATAAAAAATATGATGTATGGCAGCAATATGCTGACTTCCAATTAGAGCGTCAATTTAGAAAAATGAAGAACAGATTGTTAATGTACGCTACATCTAACAAAACTGCTCAAGGTAACTACATGCAAAAAGGTGACTCAGGTTACGAAATTAAACAAGGTGCAGGTATCAGACAACAAATGGAATCTTCTAATACGGCTTTCTATAATAAATTTGATATTAAATGGTTGACTCAAGTATTACTAGGTCTTTCTGTAGGAAAACTTACTGAAGGAGAACGTAAGTTCGTTCTTAGAACTGGAGAATGGGGAATGTATCAATTCCACTTAGCTCTTGAAGAATTCGCTACTCTTTATACTCCATTGTTTGACACAAACAGAGTATTTAAAGGAAAAGGTAATGCGATGGGATTCAGAGGTCAATTCTTAGAATATTTAGGACCTAATGGAATCGTTGTATCTCTAATGCATGACCCAATGAAAGATGACCCGGAACGTAATAAGATTAAACATCCAGATGGAGGTTTAGCTGAGTCTTATCGTTATGACATCCTAGATATGGGAATGGTTGACGGAGAACCTAACATCCAAAAAGTTGCTATTAAAGGACAAAGCGATATCGTAGGTTACGTAGCTGGCCTTAGAAATCCTTTTACTCCTGACTTAGCAAACAACATTATGTCTAACCCTGTTGACGGTTATACCGTACACAGAGCAACACATTGTGGTGTAATGATTAAGGACCCAACTAGAACGGCGTCTTTAATTCCTAATATTTTACAATAAATAATAATCATTCTAAAACAGAAGCGAAATGGAGAATGTAATGAATAAGCTTGACAGAAGTAAAAAGTATAGAGTCGTCCCCGTTGTCCGACAAGGGGGATGGCTTTCATCTGTCAATAAGGAACACGATGGTTTACATACTTATACTGGAGCAGGAAGAAGATATACTCTTCCATACAGTTTAAGTTCAAGAGCTTTAGTAAATCCTTTTGAGTCTGAAGAGCAAAGAGAAGAGTTAGAAAAAGAACTTAATCTTCCTTCGGGAGAATTAAGTATTTATAAAAAGAAAGATAACTATTGGCACACATTCGAGATATTACTCAATAAAAATGAGTTACAACTCGATATGAAAAATCCTGAAGATGTCTTGAGACTATTAATGCTAAAAGCAAATAAAGATGAAATATCTTCCACGTATAAAAATCGTATGGAAGGATTATTTAAATATGCTATAGTAGACCAAGATTCAGAAACTAACGAAAGAGCACAAAAAGCCCATACGGTAAAAAATGCTTATAAGAAGTTAGGTCAGATGGAAGACTCAATAGAAACAATGGTTAACTTTTTAACTGTTTATGGTAAAAAACCAGGCAAAAATCCTGATAGAGATTTCTTGGTTTCTGAAATCGATAAGATTATAGAAAGCGATTTACATGGTTTTATGGGAGTAGTAGAAGATGAAAATTTCGAATACAAATTATTAATAAAAAATGCTATTGAAATTGGAGCTTTAAACCATCCTACTAAAACTAGATATGAATTACCAGGAGGAGATGTTATAGGAAATAGTTTGCAAGAAGCTGTTGACTATTTAATGAATCCTCTTAACCAAGAAAACTATATAGTTATTAAAAATCGTATTGAAGTAACTGAATAATGACTGCTAACGAAATGTCTTTTGAATTTCAAGTTGGAGCTGATGTAGTAGCCTCCGATGGTGCCCCTGGGTATACTGATGAAGAAATCAGCATACTTTTAACAAAGGCTCAAGAAAGATTTGTAAAACAAAAGTACACTTCAAAAGGTAACAAATACTTCAAAGGTTTTGAAGGCTCTGAAAAGAGAAGAAAAGACCTTAGCGAATTAATAAGAACAGCAAACCTCACAAATGCAGACCTGTCGGCAAGTCAAGTAGATGTACATAGAAATGGATTCTTCTATGACTTGCCAGCAGATATGCTTTATTCGGTTTCTGAAATAGTAACGACTGATATTGAAGATTGTTCAGTAGTTGGAACGACTCCTTTACTGACTCAAATAGAAGTACAACCCGTTACTCATGATGAATATAATATTAATATTAACAATCCGCACAAAAAACCGTATAACAAATTAGTTTGGAGATTAGATTATAATTCTGATGAACATGAACTAATTACAGACGGCTCTTATGGTATTACAGGATATCAAATACGATATCTTAAAAAACCTACAAGTATTGTTGTCGATAACGTTATTCCGATTAATCAAGTCGATAGCGAATTGGATGATAGTACGCATAGAGAAATTGTGGATGAAGCTATTAAAATAGCTATTGGTATAACTAAACCGGACGAATATCAAATTAAAGCGGCCGAAAACCAACAGAGTGAATAAGTAAAATACTAAATAATCAATATATATAAATTTAAAACAAAAACAAATGTCTTATTTAGATGCCCAAAATGTGAAACACCTGTTAATTGCTAAAGATGTAGCAGCTACAGTTAATGTTTCAATCGACCCAGATTCTGCTGATTATTTAGCAGAAGGAGAAATAATCGCAACAGACCGTGAAGGAACTGTTCTTACTGCAGCTACTGCAGCTACTGCAACCGAAATCGTTCTTTACCAAGGACGTCAAGGTACAACAGATGGAATTGACCAAATTTCTCCAGTAATTACAAAAAAAGATTTAATAGCTTATAATACTCAAGCTTTTGTTCAAGATACCGAAACTGTAAAAGTTGTAGGTTATGACGGAGCTGCAGGTTCTATAGATGCTATTAACGATAATCTTTATTTACTTAATGTTGATATGAACGAATCTACTGTTTTCGGATTCGGTCAAGATAAAATTAAACATGGAGTATATAAATCAGATGCTACCGCAACTGAAGAAGAAATCGCAGATGGTCTTACTATTAGCCTTATCGCTAACTTTTCAAGAGAACCAGAACAAGATATTCTATTCGAAAGATTAGTATCAGATGCTTCTGTTGCAATTGGAGCAGCTACTGCTAATGCAGTTAAGGGTTCTGAACAAGTAACTATTACAGGACATGCTGTATTAGCAGGAAGTTACTTACGTTTCGGCGGAGCAGCTACTACTCTTCCAGTATATAAAGTTGCTTCAGTTGTTGATGCTAATACAGTATTGTTAGATGTTGTTTATCAAGGAGCTTCTAACATAGCCGTAAACGTTGAAGGAATTGCTGCACCAGCAGGAAACTTTGGAATTAAATTTTCAGGTCAACCTCGTGAATTTAAAGTAGGTGTATTCGGATTTCAAAAAGTAAGGTTCTCTTTACAACTTAGAGATTTTGGAGCTACAACTACAACCGATGTTAGCGTTGCTATAAACGGTTCTGGTAACTGGGAACAAGTTTCTGAACTAGAATGGGGATGTCAAGGTAACGAAGGTAACTATTACAGAAGTCGAGCTAATGCTCCTGTAGATAGTAAACGTGCAGATGTTGTTGTAAACGAAAGATATATTCTTAATACGTTGTCTCACTTTAAGTCAACTAGAGGACATAACGGTATCGGAGCAACAGACAAATCAAGAGGTGAAGTAGTACTAGCATATCCTTCAGGAGCTGCGGGTACTTCTATCGTAGGTGCCAATGGTATCTTAGCTGTTCTTACTGCTTTTACAGCATAAGACTAAACCTTTTCATTTAATATTGGTATAATAAGGGAGTCGCATTTGCGACTACCCTTTTACCATATAAATTCATATTACAATGGCTCTTGAATTAAATTTAGATTTTGAACTTACTAAAAAAGACGGAGAATTACAATTAGCTATTTTCGATTATACAGGAGATTATATCTCAGGTGTTAACGATACGGGTTTTGGAGCTCCTAATCCAGATATTACAGATGTAGTAGATTCAAGTTTAGCTATTACTTTTCCTGACGGCACAACAGTAACTTATGTGTCGACTACTATATTACCTGAAATGACAGGAGTATGGCAATATCTTACCTCTGCAGATATAACAGGAACTGCCGGAGCATTCGTCGACGGTTTATATAAAATACTTTATACGGTAAACACCGCTACTGAAACTTTTACTTTTACAGCTGATAAACTTTTTTATCCAACTATTTGTTGTTGGTTAGACCAACAGTTTGCAGCTTTTTCTTTTCCTATATGTACTCCTTGCGAAGGAGAACAAGCTGCAGATTTATGCGAGCTTTTAATGGCATGGGGAATGTTAGAAAGTTTAAAAGCTCAAGCGTGTTTAGGACTAACAGATAAATTTAATAATACGTTAACTCTACTTAATAAAATTATGAATGTAGATACTAACTGTAATAACTGCTAATTATGAGCTGCTGCTGCAACAAAACTGTCGTTTTATTAAATGACATAAATACTACAAATATATGGCTTAATGGAACAGGAGTTCCTGCGGCCGGTTTAGGAAATGACGGAGATTATTATTTAGATGATGCTACCGGAGATTATTATACTAAAGTTACAGGAGCTTGGGTTTTGCAAGGAAACTTACAAGGAGCTACTGGAGCGGCTGGGGCACCTGGAACACCAGGCGGAGCACTTGCAGACCAAGGTATTTTTACAGACACATCTGATTTAACAACTTTCCAAAGCAAAACTCAAATAGCAGGTAACGCAACTGTTGTTACTGTAGTTGGTGGATTTTACCAATATTATGCAGTAGGAAAAGTAGTAACTCTAAACTTTGAAATTAGCGTAGGTCTAGATACAACTATAGGAGCTTGTAATCAACTTACATTTAGATTTGACCTAATTCCTACTCCAGGTAATTTTAGTTCGATAATAGATTTGGGACAAGCTCCCTTTAATATATCTGGTTTACAAAATGTAGGAGCAGGAACTTCTCTTTTAACTACAAAGTCTTGTAGACTAAGACTTAGTCCAGGACTAAATAGGTTAGAAGCGGTTTTATATCCAAGTTCAACTCCCACGGCAGACAACTTTACTCTTATGGGTCAAATACAATTTAGATTACTCTAATGTCTGCAGATACTAAAATAATAAGAAACTTTGATGCGTTAAAAGAAACGACAACTGTAAATTCTACAGACAATATAATAATTGGTCAAAAACAAGGAGGAAGAGGTGGACTTATTCCTAGAAGAATAGATATTAAAGCTTTTGCTACTAAATTCTTTAGTTTAAGCATCGTTGAAACTTTATTATGTGACTTTTTAGAAGGAGCTATAGGAAATGTTGGAACAACTGTTCCCATATATAATGGTTTTGATAATTGTATAGCTCAATTTAATACTTTAACGGCAGGAACTAACATTACTTTAGATGACACTACTACTCCAGGAGAAATAATCATTAATTCGACAGGAGGTAGTTCGTTACCTTATAAAGTATACGTAGCTACAATAACACAAACTGGTACAGCAGCTCCAGTACCAACAGTACTTCAAAATACTTTAAGCGGAACTCCTCTATGGATTAGGAATTCAATAGGAGATTATATAATAAAACTAACAGGAGAATTTACAGAAAATAAAACTACAGTATTACATAATGTAGTGGGATTTACTAATTATTTAAGTATACCTACTATTTCTGTTTTTTGGAAAGATATTAATAATATAGGTTATCAAACATTAGAAAATGGAGTTTTTTTAGATGGTCAAATTGCTACAAACGCTACTATTGAAATAAGAGTATATCCGTAAAATAAAATTAAAATAATATAATAAAAAATAAGATATGAGTTGTGGATGTGATATAGAAGTACCGATAGCTCCAACAGGACCAGTAGGACCCCCAGGAGCAGATGGCGCAGATGGCGCAGATGGGAATGGAGTATTAAGTGGTTCTGGCGCTCCCGGTCCTACTGTAGGAAATGATGGAGATTTTTATATAGATACTGCTTCTCCAGAACAATTCATATACGGTCCTAAAACAGCAGGTTCATTATGGGGAACTCCTACAGCTCTTGTAGGAGCAAATGGTACTAACGGAACAAACGGAACAAACGGTACTAATGGAACAAATGGTACTAACGGTGCACCTGGAATAGATGGACAAAGTGTAGACCACGCTTCTTTTACATCCTCTACGGGAACAGGAGCAGGACAAGCAGGAGAAACTGACACTTATACTTTATGGGGAGATTTAGCAGAAACTATTAATTTAGGTTCTTTCTTAGTATATAATGGAGCTGATGGTACAGGTATAGGAACATGGGCATCTCATAACTTTACTACAGGAAATGTATTTTGCACTAGATTGAGTGGAGATGGAACATATTCTATAAATTCAATACTCGTTAGTAACTGCGATTATATTATTAGTGGAAATACTATGACAATTAGTTTTAGATTAATAGCTTCTGTTAACATTGATGTTTCTCCTAGCGTATCTGATGAGGTAACCTTAGAATTTACTATTCCTAATTCTGAAACAGCTGCTTCAGAACATTTTCTTAATGCTTGCCAAATTACTAGTACTGCAACTGTTCCTCCTGAAGTAAATTTGGGAATTAAAGTGAAGTCAACAGATTTTACTAAACTTCGAACTGAAGCTGAAGACGAGATTGTAATTGTAGCTGCAGATAGTAGTCCTGTATCTTTAGGCACTTGGGGGCAAATAATATTAAAAATAGCGTAATAATGACATTAACAGTAGATGAATTAGATAGTAAAAAACTTAAAGCTAAACAAAAATTAGTAGAGATTCAACAAAAACTAATTAAGGCTTTACAAAATGGAACGCCTTGTGAAAACTTTTTACAAGAGTTTAAAGTTATTGCTATATGGGAAATTCTACTTAGTGGATATAATATACCTGGGCAACCATTAGACCCAAACTGTTTAATAGCAGAAAATTGTTTAACCGAAGAACAAATACTAGATATTTGTAAAAAAATAGACCTACTATAATGAGTAAATTAATTAAAGCATTCGAAAATTTAAAAGATTCTTTAAATATTAAAGAGTTAGATTATTTAATATTAGGAGAACGTAAAGGAGCTAGAGGAAAAATAGTTACTAAAAAAATGAAAGTTAGCGACTTTCTAAATAAAACAGCGGCAACTAAAAATAGAGAACAAATATTTCCGGCGTTTCCTTATTTAGTTGAGTTCATTCAAGAATATGTTTATTATTCAAATACAACTCCTACTACTGGAGACATAACAGTAAGTCAAACAGATTCGGTATTAGGTTTAGTTCAAAAACTATACCACAACGATGGCGCACCCCCTTCCTTTAGTGGTGTTTCCGATATTCAAATAATAGGTACAGGAACTTATATAACAGGAGTTTTAAATATTATTTACCTTGAATGGACAGAAGCGAATAGAGTAGAATATTGGATAACACAAGAAGGAGCACAAATCAGTTGTGTTTGTATTTTGGATTGCAGACCTTGGACTACTAGCCCTTTCTTAAACTATTGTAATGGAACAACTCTAATTACTCCTACAAATGGAGCTCAAGTACATGCAGGTGGATATTATATTTTTGATGGTATAAACGATTATTTAGATAATGGTGTTGCAATAGAACCAACAATCTTTACTTTTAATACTTGGGTAAACTTCGATAATATTAATATAGATAATAGGTTAATGTCTTACCGAGATAACTCAGGAAATTCATATTATATTTTCATGCGAGTAAATACTTCAAATGTTATAGAATTACAATATAAAGACTTCGGAAATCCAACTATTGGAAATTTTACTAGTTCAACAACTATTGCTTCAGCAACTTGGTATAATATAGCAATAGGAATAGATGGAAATAGTACTGTTAAAATGTGGTTAAATGGTTTACCGATTGCAGTAAATACAAATTTAGTAGGAACAAGAAGCACAACTCTAATTCCAGTGCCTCATAGAATTGGCGGAGATGCTGCTCGGACTATGGATGGAAAAATGGGCAATTTTAAAATATCAGAATGTATGTTATCTGACACTGAAGTATTAAACAATTTTAACACTCAAAAAAGTATATATGGACTCTAACTATGTTATTTGCAATATTATCGAAATAGATAATATAGACTACAATAAAATTATTGGTAGTAAAGAAACAGTTAAATATAATTTTGGACAAACAAAATTTATTATAGAATTTCAAGGTTCTATTCCTACTTCTATTCAAAATTTAGAAAGTGATTATATTGTTCAAAGCAAAGAACAAATGAAAGCTACACTACTTGATGAAGAGTGGGAATTAGATGACAGAGAATAAATACATAATATGAGCAATAATTATTATTATAGCGCATTAAAGCAATCAACGCCGCCAACACCATCATTTGCTAATCAATACTCTATGGAGTTTGATGGGGTTAATGATGTAATAAGAGAGGAATCACTTAGTTTTATTCCACCGCCTGTTATAAGTATAAGTGTATGGGTTAAGACTACTTTTACTACAGGTGGGGATACAACGAACATTGGGTATATTGTTGGTAAAGATGATGTGGGTTCTGCTAGAGATATTATTCTGAATTACAGAGGAACGGGTACAAACAAATTAAATTTTGCTTTTTGGTCACCATCGGGTGTTCTGTCAAGTATAGCATCACCCACATTCCCATTAGGAAACCCAGCAGATGGTGCATGGCATCACATATTAGCAACTTGGGATGGTACAACAGATGCTAACAAAATACAATTATTTGTAGATGGTAGTTTAATTGCACAAGCAACGGCTAATGATACAGGAATAAGAAATAGCCCTACAACAAATTTGACTATTGGTGGTCCAGATACTACAACAAATACAAGACTTTTTTATGGTAACATAGATGAGGTTGCTATCTTTAATACTGACCAATCAGCAAATGTTGTAGATATTTACAATTTAGGAGTACCTACCGACTTAACAAGTCTTAATCCAATGACTTGGTGGAGAATGGGTGAAAATGCTGTATTCAGAGACCCACAATGGTTATTACCAAGTAATGAGAATAAAGATAATTATTCAAACTATTCATTAGACTTTGATGGGGTTAATGATGTTGTGGTGATAAACAACACTTTGGATATAACCAGGGGATTAACAATGTCATGTTGGGTAAAATTTGCAACGACAGTCACATCAACTAATTGGTTGTGTAGTGCAGGTGGAACGGGTGGAAGTATTGGTCATTTTAATACACGATTAGCGGCAAATGGTCAATGGGTCAACTATCTGAATGGTGGGGCTTTCTTTGTTTTAGGTATTTCTGCAGCCGAATTAAAAGATGGAAATTGGCATCACATTGCACAAACCATAGATTATTCCAATGCTGAAATGAGGTTTTACCAAGATGGTGTTGAAAGTACATCAATTAGGTCAATTAACACTGCAACAACAACAACAAAAATAAACCAAATTGGCGGTGCAAGTGCAGCACCCGTTTATCCATTTACGGGAAACATAGATGAATTTGCAATTTTAGAGGGTGCTAAAAGTCTTGCAGAAATCCAAGAAATTTACAATAGCGGTGTGCCAATAGATTTGACAAGTTTTTCATTATTGGCATGGTATAAAATGGGTGAAGACGCTACCTTTGATGGTACAAATTGGACTGTTCCTGACATTATAGGTTCATCACCAGGAACAACCGCAAATATGGATATAAGTGATAGAGTAGGAGATGCACCAAGTAGTGCAAATAATGCTATTAGTGTTAATATGGATAGGCTTGATAAAGTAGAAGATGTACCAACATAAAATATAAAAAATGCACAACACAAAAACATACATAGTAGTTAATATAGCAGACCTTGGCTTGGTAGATTTTGTACAAGTTAGTGAGAGTTCAGCATCTACAATTAGAAAATCAATAGACGAAACTCAATTTACTCTTAAGTGGACAGATGGCTATATACCAACATTTATAACAGACGGTACTATAACTCCTGTAGGTACTTATGACCATCATGCAATTTTAGAACTAATGGCAACTCCTGCTTGGACTCCTGAAGAAGAATGATAGCTGAGATATATGATACGGAAGCAGAGGCTGATGCTAGACAGTTAGAGTGGTATAACCTTAAAAAGGATTTGCCACAATATATCGGTGATAAATACTCTGATGTATTTCAACACCCTAATGAAGATAGATGGGCTGTTCCTTGTACTAATGATGGAGCATTAGCTGTTACCAATAGTGGTGTAGAATTAACTGAGGATTGGTTTCCCCCTAACCCTGCTGAATAATGAGTAGTAACTATTACTATACAACAATACAAAGTGTTCCACAAGCAGATATGCTGGAGTTAAGTGCTAGTTTTAAAAGTAATATCAATGCTGGTTCTCCTGTAGATGGAGACCCTGTTTACTTTATGGGGGACACATCGGGAAACAACATTGATTTTGTTCAAGCTGTATTTTTAAGGCAACCTATATATAGAGATAGTGGATTTGGGGCAAATAATATGCCGTATATACAATTTGATGGTATTAACGATAACTTAGCATTTCCTCTTAACGGAAGACTTAGTGTTCCGTATACAGCATTTATGGTATCAAAAATGGGAACGAATGTAGCAGGAGCCCCAATAAGTTTAAGTTCTTTACATTGGATACAAACAAATCCATCTACCACTAGAATAGGTATAATTCATGGTTCAGGAGATGCGGATTATGCGTTTACATCTGATACATTAAATAATCATTTACTTGATTGGGTAGAAGAAGTTAGTACATCTCATGCATTTAATTTAAATGGTGCATTATTAATGAATACTAACCCTAATCCAGGTAATCCAAATCTAGGAGGACCTGCAATTATTGGACAAAGAGGTGGCGGTGCACCTAAAGATTTTCAATTAGCTGAAATCAGAATGTATGATGGAATATTAACAGCTAGTGAAATTACTGCTGTACGTAATGATCTTAATAATAAATATGCAATCTATTAATGACAGCTTTTGTAAATGTCTTTTAAATTGCTTATATTATAGTATACATTTAAAAATAAAACAAGATGCCTCAAGATTTTACAAGAAATACAAATGACAAAGCTGTATGGAATGATTCAGATGTTATAGCCATTCAATCAACGAAAACTAACGGTGATGTAGTGTGGGAGAAGACTACAGTTCTTTCTCTTAAAGCTCAGCTTGCACTAGGTCAAACAACTACTAAAACTTTAGAAATAGGTGATTGGAGTATACCAGGTAACCGCTTTACGAATGTTCTTCACGGATTAAGTGCTACAGAATGGAAAACAATAAGAGCTGTTAATGTTATAGTAAGAAGCGATGCTGATACTAAATATGTACCTTTAGCTTCTATAAGTGCTTATGCAGGTGTAATAGATGGCGGTGTTACATATATAGATTCTAGCGCTATACAAATATCTAGAACAGATACTGGAGAATTTGACAATGCAGCATATTCTGCAACATCTTTTAATAGAGGATGGATAACAATTGAAT